TCAAAACTCAGTGCCGCAATTGACGTGTGTTGGTCGAACTTGCTTGCATCAAGTCCTACCGCCACAGGCTTCTTGAAACTCCCCCAGTGAGCAGCTATTACCTCCGCCCGCTGCTCTTGTGTTCGACCTTTCATGATGATGGGGTATTTGACAGTTTGCTCAAAGGCACGATACACGTTGTGCTCGGCAGGTTGCAAATACCTGCCGAGCTCAACGATGTACTCTGTCGAGGCAGGTGATATTATCCGACCCGCAGCGCTCTTGGACCACTTTTCAGCTTTCAAGAACGCGCGAATGTTCGAATACCTCCTGTCCACGCCACCGGTGTTCAGATTGGCGGCAGCCGTGAGATACCTCTTACGCTTTGGACCCTGATAGAGATTAGCGAAAGCTTCTCGATCCATCGGGAGTGCACGTTGTAAGACGCGTCTCAACACCTGTCTCCGCACCGTCACCAGTGAGCTCCGGTTCCAAGCGTTGCGAGTGGGTTGTAAAGTTGGAACCCACTCTCCATCGCGGATGGAGCCCAGAACGCGCTCCCTAACCGACCTGGTGCAATTGCCCACGGTGTTAGCGTGGGCAAAAACAACTTTTGCACCAGGACAGTCAGGTAGACACTTGACCTGTCTGCAGGCCCCCCTACGGGCCCGCGGGGGTTTGTCCCAGCGGCGTGCGCCTGGAGGCAGTGGGGCGTCTTCTCTCACTGCTTCCACACACACTGGGCCTCCCTAATCCTTCCATGGTTTGACCTCCACACCGCTCATGCGGCAAGCGATCTGCCCAATCAGCCCAGGCATGTTCTCTTGGTAAACAATCTTGGCTGTTTCCTGTTTCATGGACAGCATGGCGAGCGCAATGACTTTGGGAACAAAGTCAGCGATGTGGGTGGGCCTCCACCCACGTTCAGTGAGCAACTCCACGAGGTAGGAGTTCATGGACAGCACCGTACCCCTGGTGCGTTCAAAGTGGCCGTACTTCATTAAGACCAGCGCGAGATACACCTTGTAGTTCTTTCGTCCCACAAAGTAATGCCGACTGATCTCCCCGGTGCGTCTGTAGTTCTTCCCTCGTACAGCACGCACTTCCATGTCCAGCCCACTTTCCTCGAGTTCGACGATGCCTAAAGCAGCGTCTTCTTCCAACTCGGCAAGAATGCTCAGATCGGGCCGAACGACCGCATCCTTGCGTTCTATCCACCTGCGAGCCCGCCGCAAATCCTCTGAGGCAAGGATCGCCTTGTGGGCAACCCATCCGGCACTAGCAAGCGCTAACAATTTGAGTGCAGTGGGACCAACCACTGCACGAAGAATGTGAAGCAATGATTTGCCGAAAAGCTTGAAAAGGAACGCGGCAAGCCGCAGAAGGTTAGGGTGAGGGGCCATCACTCCC